TCCTCGTCGCACCCAGAGGTCGCAATTCCGATGTGCGAAAATTTGAAGACGACGACATCCCCGGCAGCAATCGATTTTGCTGAAATATTCTTGGTTATCGTCGAGGTCGTGTTGTCCTGTGCCAGCGACCAGTTGATGAAGTTGAACGCACTGGCGGTGCGTGGCCGCCTAAACGTCTTGGTCTCAACCTCGCCGATGACCCGCATCGATTCGCGGACGACCCAGCACACGAAGGCGGCACACCACGGCCACGGTTCTTCAGCCGGGAGAGTAGTTGCCGCCTTGTATTGGTTGACCCGGGGTCCGCAATTCGTGTTGCCTACTTCGGTGGTGCCGATTTCCTCGAAAGCGATCTGCACCAGTTTCTCTGCTAACGTCATTTTGATTTCATCTTACGCAGCATTCGGTACAACGATATCAGGCCGATGATAATGCCGAGGACGAGCGACGTGATCCTTAGTCCATACTCAAATTGCTCTTGCACGCTGGTGATGAAACCCAGTGATGTGGCACCTAGTCCTAAGAACGCATCAGTCGATCGTTGGTCGTGCATCATCATTTGTACGAGTCTTCAGCTTTGATGAGGCCGATGCCTGCTGTGATGGCGGGGATGATTGAGATGAGATCGATTGATCCTCCGTTGAGGAATTGAGTTGCACCAGAGATGACTGCTCCGATGATTGTCAGGATACCAAGGATTGTTGTTTTCATATTATTGGTTAGTGAAAAGTGCTCCGATTGCAGTCATCGCGTCAGAGAAAACCTGAGCGAATGCAGCGTTGTTGTTAATGATCTCTCCAGCATCGCGGCACACCCACAGTGGATTCACGTTTCCTGATTGGTCCTCTGACCATACGCGAATCGTGATTGGTGTGTTGACACCGTCGGAAGACAGAATCACACGCTTGATGACTGGTGCATCATAGTGAGTCTGCTCGACTGCCTGTGCGATGATTGCATCTGCAATTCCTTGGATTGCTGATACTGATTTGTGGACGTGGCTAATTGGTCCTTTAAGCAGCACCTCGCCGTTTGACGGCAATGCTGATGCAATAAGGTTACCATTTGGTACGATGGTCACGTTAACCAGTGCCAGTTGATCAAAAATTGGTGACGTTGTAATTGGAGAAGATAGTGCGATCATAAATTATTAAGGCCAAGTTCCGTGGTAGGTTACGGTTCCATCAACATTCCCTCCAATTGGATTCGGAGAAGGATAATAAACGTCAGCATTTCCAGTTACTTGACCATTGTTTACCGAATTCTCTCTGAATGTTGCGTTTCCGTTTACCGTTCCATTGTTATACGAATCATCATAAAAATTAGCATCATAAACCTGCCCTTGATTTACTGACGTATCGTAAAAATTGCTAACTTCAACTAAAGACATTAATGTTTCAGCAATAGAATTTCCAGTAAAGTTGATTTCCGTAATCATGCTTATGGATGAATCGTAAAGCGATACGGAAGTTTCCCTATAGTAAAAAAATGGTTTTCCTGATGGATAATTCCAGATCCCACCAGTAGCGTAACTAGCTATGCATTGATACGCATATCCATTCTGAAGACTAGCATTACCATTAAAATAAACTAAATCAGTTGACGTCCCCCCATAAATTGAATCATCGTATAAATAAACAGGAGTAGAAGTACTTCCAAAATAGCATTCAGAGTTATTGTAAAAGTAGGCATCCCCAAGCGGGTATGCTTCATCAGCAAGGGAATTGTCGTAAAACTTACAGTCATCTCCAATTTCTGAATTTATTCCTGCTACTGAATATCCACGAAATTCAGCGTTCGTGCCTATTTTGCCAAGCATGCTTGATGTATTGTAAAATTTGCAATAATCAGCAAGTGAATTATCTGTTCCACAATATGAGTTATCGTGAAACTCCGAATAGTCATTGATTACCCCACTTGTGTATGGCGAAACAACCATAGTAGAAACGTATGAATAATCATAAAACTTCATAGTACCAGTTCCGCATTGAGGAGTGAAACATCCCAATTCACCGTAAAACTCTGAATTAAAATTATCAGATAATGATCCAGCTATTGCAGGGATACCTCCAAACGTGCTATTTCCAAAAATCGCAGTAGATGCATATTCTGGAGTTACCCCGGCTGGCACTGTTCTAGCAACATCGAAAAACCAGTTGGAAGTATCACTGATCAATTCTACGCTCGATCCGAGAACAAAGTAAAACTTCAAAACCGGAGACGGTTGGACCCCGGATCCAGTTAAAGTCATCGACAAGGAAAGCGCGTGCATATATGCCATTTTTTTATTACCAGCGAAGTTGCATGTTTGAGTTTGTGAAGATTCGGTTTGAGATCAGCGTCTGGGTATGCTGTTCGTCGAGACGAATCAATTCATCCTGAAGGATTTCGTTTGCCTCTTGATCGGCCAGAGCAGCACGTTCTTGCTGGCCTTCCGCACGAAGATAGTCGGCGTAGGTGCCGTGGGCGAGATACTCGAACCATTCAGCCGGGATTGACTGCGACTCGCCTGCGGTTGGATTCGGTCCAAACTTGTCGTCGAACGTCCGCTTGTACGTCACCCATGCCTCGGTCGGGTTGAGCGTGCCACAGACGATCTGTGCGCCAAATCGACCAACCGTGAAGTCGTATTCCTGCACGCTGGCAGTTAAGTACGGCTGTTCTTTGTGAATCCTGAGAAATGTATCAATGTTATCAGGTCCATTTTCTTCATATGCAATCAATCCCTCGGTAACTGTGCGTCCTTCACCGATGACGAGGTATCTCGTCCAGTAGTTAGTCGCACGGTACGCCTTCTGTGCCCGGCGATTGATCAGTGCCTTGATACGATTGGTTTCAATGGAGGCGAACACGACACCGCACAGGGCTTGTACGAGGTCAAACAGGTCGGCGTAGGTGCGAGTCTTCATCGATTAAATTTTGCTGACAGCCATGTCTGGCTCAAGTCGTTGGAAGTCCTTTACAAACTCCCTGTCGTCCCAGCACTCATTACCGTATTTTTGGGCCATGAGCAAGTATTCCCTCTGAGGGATTTCGACAAGTTTACGAAGTGTGCTCTTGTGGTTAATATTTTGCCGGTCTCTGTGGGCGATCATTGCCGCCTCGGTCTCTCGGTATTTTGCCATCTGCTCGACGAATGCTCGGCCTGAGCAAAGTTCGCGGATGACAGCGGCATTCATGGCGGCTTCTGAAATTGCGTTCATAGGTTTGGGTAAAAAAGAAAAAGCCGGGGAGCAGGATTGCTCCCGTTCCCCGGCCAGAGTCAGTCATTATTGACCATTCAAATCGCTAATGCGAAGACCGATAACAATCTTCCCAGAGGTTTGGGTGGCGTAGTTAGGTGATGTACCAGTAACAAGAAGGATATCCGTTCCTGCTGCTGCCGCACCAATGGTTGCATTGACTCGAGGAGCTGCATCTTTCAACTGCGTTGGGACAGCGGCAGTTCCTGCAACAGCAGTTCCTCCTGCTCCGACAGTAATTGACAATGTTCCTGCTGGTGATGCCGAGAATGATTCCGACGTGTAAATCGAAGTCAACTCAACTGCGCCGCCAGTTGGTAATTTCGCAATCACCTTAGACGAACTTGCACCAATTGCTGCAAGTTCAGCAGCAGTAAGTGTAATGATGTGAGTGAATGGAGTCTTTTCGTTATTTGCTAATTGTGGCATAATAGTATTTTTTTACTTGTTGTGATTATTGATTAAACAGTAACGCCAGTCACTTTTCCGAAAGCACCCGGGTGCTTTACAACAAGAGTGCCAGTCATGTCCACATAGCCGCGAGGACCACCACCTTGATCTTCAAGACGCTTGGAACCCATTGGGATCAACGTGTTAAACCCAAGATATTTCGGATTGATGATATAACCTGTTCCAGATAAGGTACATGCAGGATTCGCATTCACGATTTTGAGCAACCCAAAATCCGAGTCATACAAACTAACAGAAAGCGTGATTTGCTTGCTGGTTGCTTCTTGCATTACTTGGTAAACATTTTCATTGGTAGCACCTCCATCGTTGCGAGTAAAGTTACTGATTGTGCGACGAACAGCGGTACCTGCAACAAGAGTCAGTGCATTCATTTCACCGTTTTGGGAAAAGATGGATGCAAGAATTGTGTTGAGTTTGGCTTCCGTCAACGAGGTATCAATCGATGCTGCTGGAGTACGATATGCAACAGGAATTGCTGTATTATCGTCTTTGATCCAGTTGCCGAGGCCACGCATGGTGTACGGAGTGCCAGCACCATTTTCAACGGTATAGTCCTGCGTGCCAGAAATGGTAGCTTCTACGTTACGCTTGACTTGTTTGATCGATTTCACTTCAGCCTGTGCGAAATCTGCTGGACCGACCGAGCTGACAGCTTGTTGCAAGTTCGAGACGAGATAATCGTCGCGGAAGGTTTGCACATAGTTGCCGAGACGAGCACGGTTGCTGAATTGGTTGGTGAACGAGGTCACGTCGGCACCTTCAGCGATACCCGTGGTGACGGGAGCCGAAAGAATATCGACAGTCCATTCGGTGAACGTCGAATTTGCTTTACCCTTGGATGCCAAGGAAAGAAGAGGTGTCTGTTCTGGCGCGAGGATGGACAGCTCGGTGCTGAGATCTTCGCGGTTCGCGACGGCGGATCCGGTACCGGTCTTTGCAGCCGGGGCGGTTGGTTGGTATGTGTTGGAAATAGCCATAATGGTATTTGATTTGTGTTAGCTGAGACGTGCAACTCTTGCCGCAATCCAGTCGTTCTCTGAATGAGATTTTTGAAACTTCTGATATTGTGAATCAGCCGCCTTTTTCGCAGAGCGAGGACTGCTTTTCGCTGCTCCGACACCAAACGGAGTCCCTGATACTTTTGATCGGGATTGTTCCGTCGTCTTTGCACGATTCACTGTCTTTGCTGACCTCTGCATTGATTTAGCGGCGTGGGCCAAGAGGTACGCGAGTTGCGGCGCGATGTCTGGAACACGTTGTTTCACTTGAGCGACGAGCGGGTCCGCCATCATTGCGTTGAACTGCTTAACCAGCGAGGATTCCTCGTCGGCAAACTCAGGTATTTCCTGTGGAATCAAACTGCCAAGATGTGCTTCCAGTGCGACGCGCTGTTCGCGCTTAACAAGCTCGGCTTGCTGTGCTGGAAGGTACTTGACCAGAGATTCCCGGGCGTTCCTGTTAGCCTTCTTGATTTCACGCTTGGTAAACTCCCGGTCGCCGATGACGATGATGTCATCCAATCCGTAGTCTTCGTGCTCGTCCAAGATGTGATCCGTGTCCTTGGCCACCTTTTCCATCTCCCTGACCTGTGCGTTCAGCTCGTCAACCGTCTCGATTTCTCTGAACGGATTTTCTTCTGATGGCACTGGGTCATATTGAGGCTGTGCTTCAAGTTGACTTTTCAATTGCTCCTCAAGGGCTTTTTTCTGAGCGGTCAACTCACCTACACGGTGCAGCAGACGGCTCTTTCCCTTTTTGGCCAATTCTTGGATTTGCTCAGTCGTGAGATTAAGCAGATCTAGTTCTTCGCTTTCCTCCTCAGTTTCCTCCGATTGATCGTCTTCGTTCGTCTCGACATCGTCAACGTCCTGATCGTCCTCGATCAAGTCGTCATCCCCATCAAGATCGTCTGAACGATCATCTTCGTCTTCTGATTCAGTATGCGCCCCGATTCGTTGAGCTACAAGCTCCTCGAATGAGATATTGTCTGACACTGGTATATCTGCCCCAGCGGTGGCATCGGATTGCGTATTTTTCATAAAATCACCATTTGCGCTCGGCGGTAGCGTTAGCGATATGTATTACAGTAATACTGACGAACGTCAATCAGCACTGTAAGCACACATCAAGATTATTGTTCTGCTGTGCTCATCAATTCGATGATCTCAGACAGCGTTGAGATGCTCCCGGTGATCTTCATCACTTCGTTGGAATCGGTTGCTTGGCGGAGGTCCATGAAGAATCGTTCGCGCTCGTCTCTGATAAACTGGACAATGACCTCGAATTCATCGCGGTCGGAAAGGATTTGAATTGCTTCTGCTACGGTTTGTTTTGGGAATTCAGTCGTCATTACTACTTTCGGTTTCATCGTAATTAAAAAGGTCGATATCGTTCTTAATTTCGTGAACGATCATCTCAAGTGCACCAATCAAGAAGAAGGCATCCAAGTCGAATTCCTCGACCAGATGGTCAATGCGCTTTCGCACCTCGGCTATGAATGCCTTCTCTTGAAGTTCTCGGCGCATATCAGCCAATCATGCGGCAGCACTTGCCACCTTTTCCCTTGGTCGATTTGCCGCCTTTGCCTTTTCCTTTGGTTGCTTTCATATGTGTGTGTGTTGTATTTGAGAGAATCATTGTTGCATCCCTTGCGTCTGCATTCCACCCATTTCGGCAGGTGCTGTTCCGATGCGACCGATCTGCGCGTTCTGCATCTGCTGCATCTGGAACTGGTACTGCTCGGCGTATTTTTGGAGACGCTGGCCGAACGCCTCGTCACTCTGGGCACGCTGGGCAACGTCAGGCTGTTGGACGTACGCTTGGAGCATCTGCATGGCAATCTGAGCACCATTTGGACGTGCTGGCACCTCGATGCCTGCGTAGATTTTCGACAGGTCGTCGGTCACGTCCTTCATCACCTTCTGCTGTGCCTCCTCGGCAGGCTGCAAGACGTAGTCGGCGAACATCGGATTGATTGCCTGTGCCGAGAATTCCAAGAGCTTGTCGGTGTCCAGACGACCGTTGCGGTCGAATTGCAATAGGCTGACCATGTTCTTCAACTGCGTCTCGGCAACCTCCGGGTCGCTCGACTGGGTATCAAATGATACAACGATCGAGAAATTATCGTCGGGCGATCCCTTCTGCATGATCTGGCCGTTGGGGTTGCCGGTCACTTGGAAGAAGATCTCGTCCGGGCCAAGGCGTTGGTACAGTTTCCATGCCATCGTCAGCACGTCGCGGACGTGATCAAGGTACTTGTTAATAAAGAACTGTTGCTTGATCGTTGCGAGCGGGTTGTCGAGGTCGAGGCCAACAGCCCGGTCGGCCTGCACCTTCATCGCCATCTCAATTTCCATCGACCCGGAATCCAATGGTGGCACCGGACCGAATGCGATCTCACCAAGGCGACGGTATGGAACACGTCGTCCCGGACCCCAGTCGGACGGTGGACGACCGGCTGGGTGCATGATTGGTGGCAGTGTGGCAAGTGATGCACGGTCGATTCGCGAGTCACGCTCGGTCTTAATCTGCATCTGTGCTCCCCGGAGGATCTCTGGAAAGCTGTCCACCTCGTACATCCGCTTCTGATCATTGCTCAGGCGGGTGACGACAAACGGGTAATCGTCCATGCCGTTGCACAGTTCGTGCTTGGCGTAGCCTTCGGAGTCTGGGTGGAAGATGGTGCAGTAAATGCCTTCGCTGCCGTCCTCTTCGTCGATCAGACGCTGGTACGCATAGACGACCATCACGAGTTGGTTTTCGTCGATAATCGGAAGGATCGACGACCGCTTCATTTTCTCACCGTCGTAATACATCGAGTCGTTGCCTCGCAGCGTGTCGATCGCGTTATCGACCCACTCTTCGTCCCAACCTTCGCTGGTGACCTTCTTCTCGAGTTCCTGAGCGGTCAGGAAGCACCGCCAGAAGATCCACGGAGACCGCTGCGGGTCTGAGACGTAGGATGGAAAGATGACCTCACCGTCGGGGGCACAGGCGTAGGCGACCGGGCAATCGACAGACTGCCGCGGTGCCGGGATTTGAGTTTCGCCTTTGGTACGAAGTTCCTTGATGCACTTCTTGGCACGCTTGTCTGAAAGTTTCGGAAACGCCTGCTGGAGGATGCTCATCACCACCTCGTCGTTTGTCTCGTCAAGAATGACCTCGATCAGGTCAGGCGATGTTTGTGCGATCTCGTCCAGAGTCATCGGTTGCAGATAGGTGCGTGACTCGCGCTTCCAACCGACGTAGGTAACCATCAGTCCCTTCTCAAGCAGGTAGTTCGCACCTTGCTCCATCTGGTTTTTGAAGTCGGGGATGTACGACGACTTCATCCACTTGAGGAACGACGAGACAACCCCGGCACGGGCCATCGATGCCATCGACGTTGGGAACGCCTTGATGTGCGACCGTTGCAGTGCTTGGTCGAAAATTGAGATGTAAGTGTTAATCCGTTCGCCGATCACGTTAACCTCTTGGTCGGATGCACCTTGCCACGGGAATGCCGTAGACCCTGATTTCCGAAGATCTTGCGTCTTACCATCCCAGATATTGCGGCGATCGTTGTAGCTTCTCAGACAGGTATCAAAGTAGGTATCGAGATCTGCCAGCGTCGTGTGATACGCATATGTAAGCGAGTTAATATCAGGTATTTCTGATGCGTAGATCAGCTCTTCACCCTCGAGAGATTCGTCCGACATGTCGTCCAGTTCGTTTTTCATTGCAGTAATTTGTATCTGTTTTCGCCCATCTCTTCTGCTCGCACGACTTGGATCTTGCGACCGACTGATTTTTCGCGGAAGCGTGGCATGAAGACCTCAATTTGAATTCCTTCAAGCGATCCGTACACAAATCTGGGATTTGGTGCAAGTCGTGTCACTCGCGCTTCAAAGATTTCTGGTTGATTATTATCAATAGTTTTGTTATTATCGTCGTTATTGATGACGCTATTGATGATATCCTCTGCTTGTTTTTTAGTTTTAATAGCCACCTGTTCCGTATGTTGTTACTTGAATCTCCGAACCGTCAACGTGATCGATGCCAGCAATAGCACAATATCGAAGCACGTCAATTGGATCCTTCCATGCTTCTTTGAGACCATGCTCACCCGTGTACTCGCTTAATGCGTGAATAATATTCTCACACTCGCTTGAAATGTAGAACCGAGGCCGGTTGACACCATCGATTGGTTTGCTGGTATCCCAAGACATTTTCGAGATCAGTGCCTGTAGACCGTCGTCAATCTCTAGCCCGGGTGCCGGGATAAAGACCATCTCCTGCTCGGCCAGATCTTCGATGATTGAGGATGCACCGTCGGCTGATTGATACTTGGCAGCACCGAGCCGTGGGTCGATCAGCCGCTCAAAGATCTCCTCGTCGCCCTCAAGCTCTTTAATCAGGTCAACATAATCGCGGATGCCAAACCCCTGACCTTTCGCACCGTCGCCGGGCATCCACTTTCCGCTCTTCCATTCTGCCCAGTCGCCGACATCCACCCCGGGGTATTCGCGGTAGACCCAGAACGTGCCGCTGGCATCGACTGCAATCCAGCACATAAACCACGACTTGCTACCGGCTGGGTCGCAGCACATATAGCGGGTCACGTTGTTGGTCGGAATTTTCTCGGGATCCACCACGTTGACCTCCTTGTTGAATCGCGGGAACTTCGTCGCGTGCGACTTGACCGGCACACCGTAGGCGCGAATCAAGATCTCTTCCCGGCCACGCCCTATCAGCGTTTCCTTGATGCGGTGATAGCCACCGAACGGGTTGTCCTGAGAGTGGAAGTAATGCACCGAGGCGTTGCGCTTTTTGCTGCGTTGAACGTATGGAACAAGCTCGCCATTCAGTAACTCGGCCTCGCGGCTTTCGATGGTAGTAGCACCGTCGAGATATTCCTTGATTACCTCAGTGTAACCGTCAATCGGGGTGAAGGTCAGCAGCAGTTTTGCATCCCGAGTAGCGATACGGAACCGCAGCGTGTTGATCATCTCCGGGCCAAGCAGGTACTCGTCGAGCCACACACCGACGTTGTGCCATTTTGGGTTCCTAGAACCAAGCTCGGCACCTTCTAGGATGGTCGGGTTGTTCTGGTACTGCGAGTAGGTCTTGAAGATGATCTGCGACCCGTTGGGAAGGATCAACGACTGGTCGGTGAATCCGTTCTTGCGAGTAAAGCTGATGTAGGTGCCGCTGGTCGTCTGCTTTGTTCGCATCTCAGCCGGTAACCAGTCCCAGACGGCACTCTGCTGTTGTCGGATCGATACCTCGGCAGTTTGCGAAAAACAGAAGATCTCTGAGCCGGGGTTCTCAAGTGCAGCACGCACCACGGTGAATGCACCCCATTGGGTCTTGCCTGACCGGTTACCGCCGAGCGCGACGATTTCGGTGACCTCGGCCAATTGCTCCTCGGCCTTGTCCCAGTGTGGAAGGCGAAATCCAAACCTGTACGGGTCGCGCTCGGCGTTGTCGATCGCCTCATGGTAGATCGAGTGGATCTCAATCAACGTCTCCTCGTCGAGCAGCACGATCTCCTCGTCGGTCGGAGGAGTTAGGATGGAATGCTTCTTCCAGATCATACGGGAATGATTTCGGCCTCGATGGAACCGTCGCGGAGCTTCGCGGCGATGCGTGCCTTGGCATCGGAGATGACCTTGGCTGCATCGGAGATGGACGCGCCTTTGCGGTGTTCGATGACGACCCCGGCCATGCCTGAGAGCTGTGCCGCCTTGTCGGTCATAATTCCGACCGTCAGCGCGAGTTTGTCCGGGCTGATGTTGATCAGTTGATCTGGGTTGTCGGCCAATTGCTCGGCCTTGTCGAACAGCAGGTCGGTGAAGGTCTGGGCGGCGATGGCGTACTTCTGGCTGAATTCCTTCCGTTTCGTTTCAAGCGTGTCAACGTGCCTCCATGCAAGGCCGTTAATGGCACCGTAGCTGAGTCCGGTACGTTTGGAGATCTGCTTGTTTGAAACGCCCTGAGCCATCATCCAGAGCGCAGTGGCGGCAGTCCGAGGAGCACAGGCTTCGATGCACAGCTTCGATACCCCGATCTCCTCAGACCGCTTGCGTACCTCGTCAAACCACTCGTTTGGTGGGTCAACGTCAGGTTCTTTTTCGAGTTTGCGTGGCATCGGTTATTTGGGATTTTTAATCGACTTGATGATGTCGCTCTTTTCTTTGTCTGTTAACTTTCTACCAAGCTGGCTTTCTCCAGCGGCAATCATCAAATCGATAATTTCTTTAGAATCGTCGATATCGTCAGTAAAATCTCCCGGGAATGCGTTCATTTCTTTGAATAGCTAAATGCTCCATTTTTCAAGGTTAAGCGAGTAATTTCTTCTCCGCCTCCAGATGTTCCTTCAACAAATGCTTCCGTTGAATTTACAAATTTTAAGAAATTGTCAACAGTCATTTTTTCAAACGTGCCTGTTGGTGCATATTGCTTGATGAAGTTCTTTGTGATGTCGAGTGATGAGTGACCAACTGCTTCATTCTTAATAGCATTCCAAGACAACCAGTGAAGTCCCCCCGGATCAGCATGATTCCCTAGCAACTTCTGGAGAGAAGGAGAAGCATCAATGGCTCTTTGCGACACTCTGTCCATTGCCGAATACAACGCAAGACTAAACAGAGAAGAACCATTTTCAATTGTTCCGTAATTTTTGTAAATTCCAATTTTATCAACTGGGACGTTTTTGCCCTTTCCTTCGTACTTGAAGTAATCCATTGGGCTTTTTGCTCCGGTTATTTTCATTGCATCGTCCAAGAACATGTCAACGAATCTCCATCGATCTAGGACATTTCCTTTGATGCCAAATGTTAGTCCGATAAAGCTCTGCACTTTATTCTTGATCCCTGTTGCTCCATGACCAAGGGAATTAAAATCATAACGCATTTGTACCGCATCATTGTTTTTGTAAACGTCTGACACTTCTCCCCATTTACCATTGTGTCTATTCAGCATCAAATAGAAACTGTTTGCATTTGAGGTTGCGTTCTCACCAAGTTTCCCAAATGTGCCTTTAGTGCTTGATCTTGCATTTGACACCACGTTTTTCCATTGGTCTGGCGACATGTTGAACGTTCCATCTATCGATGCTCCAATTTGATCCATGACCTCTTTATTGGTGATCATTCTCATCCAAAGTGCTTCTTGCTGAAGCGGAGGAAGTTGTTTTGAAAGCGTTCCCCACAAGTGGTGGATTGCGGTAATCAAGTCTGGTGGTCTTCCATTGATCAATTTTCTCATTTCAACCACAGAATCTAGCCCAGACATTGCTGATTCACGAATTCCTGATACTGTTTTGTCTCCATGATATCCTCCATCTAGCAGAGCTGAAAAAGCATCCGGGTTGGTCAGCATCATTTTCAAAGAAGATGGGGGAATAAGAATGTCTCCAACTACCCCAGCTTTTTTCATCATTTCTGCGTAACCTCGAGGATCAACAAATTTTGCTGGATCGGAATCTATTTCCTGAACTGCTTTGTCTATTTTTGATAAGGCATCAGACACGTTTATAGTAGCAGTTGCTTTTGCTCCTTGCTCTTTAGGTGTCGTAGCATTAAGAGTTTTTGAAATAAATGAATTCCCTACAATGTCTTGATTCTGCACTGAGAATTCTTTTGTCTTTTTGACCTGCAAGTTAGGGAGAGGGGTCTGATAGTTGTCCTTGCCAAGTCTTAATGGTCCTTCCATTACTTTCCAATCACCATCTTTTCCTTGTCTTCCAACGTATTTTGGTACGCTTAATACAGATTCTGGAAGATCTGTTTTTTTAATTTCAACATCTTTGATCAATTTTCCTAGAGTTCCTTCAGGAATTGGTACACCTTTATTGATTTCGATGTTTATTTTATTAACAGCTTTTTGCTGTGCAGCCATTGCCTCATCGTAAGTATCATACATCGGCACCTTGTCACGCACTGCATCGTAGCCTGCTGTACCGATCTCAGGAGCACCGGACTTGCCTGCTTGATCTTTTACCATCAACACCACATCAGGCGATCCTGCAAGATCATGCGGCCAATTCGGAGGAGCAAATTCTGGATTGAATGCCACCCGGGATACGGGACGGAATCCAAGTTGAGAATACAAATTCGGTAGAAACCCATTTACATCGTACGCATCAAGAGTCTTTGCAGCTTTTGCTGCTTCTTGAAGCATTGGCAGCACTTTTTCCTTGCTGGATGGGTGCTTAAATACGCTGACGAGATCACCGTAGGATGTTACTGCAACCCCGGCGAGATTGTCGGGTGCAAGAAAGAGCTTGGTATTGGGGTCGTTGTAGAAACTTGGTTCTTTGACTTCAACTGCTGCACCCATTGGGTGGTCGGAAGCTGTTCTTGTAATTCCTTCAAGAAATTTTCGTCCGACATCAGGCTCATTCCTGATGCTGCGTTCATATACGCCTGCTTTGCCGTTTTCTGCATTGGATTGATCTGGTTGTTTGGTTACTTGCTCTTCTTGACCTTGACCTTCCCGGAATGCAACTCCTTTTTCAGTTTGGACTG